GATAGATTTTAGTTGTCCGCTCAACCTGTCGAGGTCGATAGGAGAAAACTCAGGCTTCAACACGTTGCCGTTTTCATCGAACAACAGCTTATCATTGCTGTCCTTGAGGTAGCTCTCCGCGCTGCGCACCTGAATGTTTTCCGTCATCGGGAAAAGTACGCCGTCTTTGTACAAGGAGATACGCACCCAGTTCACGAAATCGCTAGGAAGGACAAACCGCAAGCTGTCGGAGACGTTGAGCTGCAAGGCCTTAACTTCTTTGAACGCGTCGTAATTCAACTCTTGAATGCCGCGCTTGGCATAGAACAAAATCTTGTAACGAGGCTCGTTATTGATGAGTTCGTGGTTGCCCGCATACATAAGCTGGTAGTTCGTCACGATATCTCGTAACGAAACGTATTGGTAGTCGCCCCAGTTTTTATTTTCAGGGTGAGCGCCAGCGTTCTCGTAGTATTGATACTGAGTAATGTATGCCATCTTATGCGTTTTGCTGAGTTATTTCAATCTCCTCTTGATTCGCAAAGTTGTACACGTCGGATTCTCTGATAGAGACGCCAGCGTACTGCAATATCTTTAGAATCAAATCTGGCTCGTCTTCCAACGGCAACTCAAAATCTTGATAGTCCGCAGCGCTCTCGTTAAAGACAGGCTCTCCAGCCGACAAATTGATATAAGTCCACTGTGGGTCGAGAGGATAGCGGATATACTGAATCATACCAAACGTAAGCGTCTCAGGGTATACCGTCACCTGATTGCCGGACTGCGTATACGCAGGGAAGCTCAAGCTAGGAGCCGTAAGCAAAGAAGCGTTGAGCAAGCTAATCTTCGAGTGGTTGACCTGCTCGGCTTCGTAGTTGCCGTTGGCAGGCAAAATCTTATTGATAAGGTAGTAGTCAGCAGGAAGCGTAAACGTACTGCCTCCAGCATACGAAGTAGTGTCCAAGACAGAAAAAGTATCGATAACTTCTTCGATTCCCTTTGTGCTATCCGCATAGCCCGTACCTGACCCACGCTGCGGATACAGCATCCGCAAATTCTCTTTGTTAATTGAATTGTTATAGTCAGAGAAATATCTTTCAAATATCTCTAGCTGCGCTTGTTTGGCGTAGAGATTGAAATCAGCGGGAGAGAGGTAGCCAAAATTATTTTTGTTAAGTACAGAAAGAACTGTATTTCTTACCGAGTTTATCATAATAGGCCTTTTGACAAAGATAAATCAAAAAAAGGGGGCCGTTACAGCCCCCTTTCCTTGTCGAGTAATCAATAAATTATGCTACAACCACTGCGCTAATTTCTCTTGGAGAAACTGTAGCAAAGTACTTTGTTCCATCGTCTTTCATAGCGAGAGCGGCAATCACTTGATTCAAAAACCATTCGCCCATATCGTAAGACGCATTTTGCGAAGAAAGCATTTCACGGTGCGTAATAGTAATGGTGTCAGCACCAGCCGCAGCGCCCTTCACATTTACGGTCATAGTAGTAGCCGAAGCCGTTGGGTTTGCGATACCCATAGCTCCTGCTTCTCCGACGTCTACTCCCAAAATATTAATAATAGTATTGCTTGCCATATCTATTCTTTTTATGCGAATGAAGTGCCAGTCAACAAGAAGCTAGGAACTTCTTGAGGAGTGCATACATACACGTTGTTATTATCTGTCTGAGCGTTAGCCTTATCGATTACCGCTTGAAGCTCCGCCTGCATAGTAGCTTCAGCAGCAGCCGTAGGAAGCACACTCAAAGTATAAGTGTCCAATGTCTGCGTTGGCAAAGTCAACTCAAACGTAGAGTTATCTGCCTTAGTAAGAGCGGTAATGTTTTCGCAGTTAAACCAGTACATAGGCGCCTTCAAGACTTTTCTCAATACTCTAAAGTTCTTGGTAGTTGGAAAGTTTGAGTCAGAAACACCCAAAATCTGGCTAGAATCTACAGAAGTAACTGTTCTTAATGTAGGACTTGTAGTCTCAAGCTGCAAGACTAAGTCTCCGGGCAAAACGAGGTCATCAAATTTTTTGTCGGCTGCTACGTCTAGAGTAAAGTTAGGGTCAGTCCCCGTTGGCGTTGTAGAAACTCCTGACTGAATGCTAGAATACAGGTCTGGAGAATCGATAACCGCTTCAGTTCCTCCTGCCCAGTAGTTATAACGCACTGGTTGCTGAGGAACAGCAAGTGGCTTGGCGTAAATAGTGAAATCTTCGCTATTCTCCATAATATCAGCGCTCAAAGAAAGCGTAGTAGAGCTGTCAATTGCTGTAATAGTTGCAGAAGTACCGTCAGTAGTATTATGAACAACCATTCCGGGAATAATCTGAAGAATGCCTCCAGTATTGAAATTTCCGTCAACAGCGTTTGCTCCTGTTACAAGCTTGTTTGCGGCCTCTCCAGAGGATGCTGTAGTTCCTGACTGAATAGGAATTAGCCCGGGAATAGCGATAAACTTAGGTCTTGGGTATGCCATAGTATTTTCTTTGGTTCAAAGATAGTGAAAATAAATATCGTCATTCGAGGTGCTTATCGAGGAGCTTCAAAACCTCAATACCTTCGTCTGACTGTAGATAGGCGGCAATGGCGGTCTTTGGGTCTTCACCAAATGGAACCGTCATCATACGCTTTTTGTTATTTTTCAAGTTGTAGTGGACATTTCTGCCGTTATTTCTCAAGCCGAGGATACCTTTTTGAATCATCAAAGTAACCTTTGAATACATATCCATCTCTGGGTCTTCAACGGCTTCCAAGAAATCGGCAGGGTAACGCTTCGCGAGAATCATCATATCGCGACGCAACTCGGTAGAAGAAAGTTTGTCTGGGTTGATGTCAAGCATAACGCGAGCCACCATCTCCATCTGAGAAATATCCATAGACCGAGCAGCCAAAACGGCGTCGGCCTCTAAATTCATAGTTTCAAGCTCTCCCTGTGCATCTTGCTCTTTATTCACCTCAATAAATACAGTTCCGTTGCTGGGGTGGATGCTTAAGAAATGCTGAAGCACTTGGTTTTCTTTTGGTACGGATAAAAAACCGTTTTCAAAAACGATAGGCTCTAAAATAGCATTGCCATCTTGCTCGTCCTCAAACGGGCTTTTTTGATTGCTGGCGTAGCGCAGCGCACGGTTAATTTTTCCGTCAAAATATAAAAGCGGCTTTCTTCTACTGTGCCGTGTAGAAAGCATAAAAGAAAGTGGCGCCGCGTTTTTGGTCAATTTGTAGACCTTGTTTTCTAAAGTTGATTGCATTTGATTTAAATTTTAAAAAAAAGGGGGAGGAAACCCTCCCCCCTTTCTAAGATTAGTCTTGGAACAATACGAAGTTGTTTGCGCCCAAAACGCATACAGCTCGTTCAGACAAGAAGTTAACTTCCATAGCGTCGAGGTCGCTAGTACGTGCGCCACCAGCAGAACCAGTAATCCACGTCTTGTAACGACGGTCTTCTGCTTCTGAAGCACGGTAACGAACGTGCAAGAATGGGCGACTAGCGTTTTTACCCAAAATCTGGTCATACACATTAGTAGAGCCAGCAGGTACGAGCAAGCCGTTAATCTTGCCGCCACCCGATGTGCCACCACGCATAGTCTGGTCATTCAAGTACTTCCAGTCAGACTTGTAGAAATCGTAACCGCGACGGAAACCGCTGAAGCCCAAATTCAAAGCCATAGTCTCGTCGTTATCGAACAAGCCATAAGAAGTACCGCCTGTACCGTAAGAGTTCTGAGCAGCCAACATATCGTCGATATCGAAGCTCATAGCTCGGTTTACGAAGAGTACGTTTTCTTCGATAGCGCCCTGCTTATCCAATCGCTGAACTACGGTATCGAATTCTGACAAAGTAGTTGGAGAGCCATCAAAGACGTTTCCTCGGGTGCTAACCACGTAGAATACACCGTCGCTACCATAAACGCCAGCCTCGTCAACCGCGCCAGAACCAGCAACCGCAGGGACGGTTTCAAGCATAGCGGTTTCCAAGTAGTCGTCAAAACGCTGGCGCGTTTCGTGTTCCGACTTCAAGTACCACAAATAGCCTGTGGCTCCGTTTTCTGTAGTAACCTCAATCCATCCGATTTGAGCCATATCAGAACCAGAAACCTCATAGGCGTCCTTAATGATGATTGGCTTGTTTTCAAAGATGTTTGGTTCAGCCTCTACAGATTGAGACATACCAAGGCTTCCTTTCTTAAACTCAGAGCCATAAACGAAAATAGAGCAAGCCTCAGAAGCTGCCATCGCCTGACCATCAGTTTCGTAGTAAGCTACCTCAATGGTGTTGGCAGCAGCAGTATCGACAATAATCCCCTTGTTGCTCTTGTCAGTGCTATTGGAAGAAATAAAGACGGTTTGTCCAATTCGGAAGCCAGAAGTAGTCTGTCCGGTAGGCAACGTCAACGTCCAAGTAGCTTTGTCTGCTGTAGCGTTGGCGCCGCTAGTAGCGTTGTTGTTGTAGATATGCAGACGCCCTTGCTCTGACCACTTAATCAAGTCAGAAGTAGAAGGCATCTCAGCACCTACCATACGCAAGAAACCAGCTACGCTACGGTTGCCGTAACGCTCGAATTCTTTTTCGTAAGTATCTGGCAGATACTGATTAGCAAAGTTAAAATTAGTGAGATAATTTGTCGAAAGAGCAACGCGCTCTGGCGACGGGAAAATATCAACCCCGGGAGTACCTGATAAGGCCATTTTTTTTTCTATTAATTAGTTAAACTCTTCGAGCGCTTTTAATCTTTAACCCTCGAGAAGAAGGCTCAGTAACGCTTCGAACTTTTAAACCCGCCTTCGAAGTTACCTCTGGCGTCTTCCGCGTGTCCATATTGATGTTTTTAGACTTGCGGCTGACGTCATCGATAGCGTCGGCTTTGCCCTGCTCGTAAAAGAACTGAGCAAATTTAGTTGGGTTCATTGCTACAGAAAGCGCCCTATGATAATCCTGAGCATCTTTAAGGAGTCCGTCATCATCGATGTGCTTATTGATAAAGTTCATCACGTCAGACTGCGACTTCTTGAGTTCTTCGGCACTCGCGGGTTTATAGTTCAACGTCTTTTCGCCCAGACTGAATTCAAAACCTTTGAACTCGTCATTA